TTAGGGAGAAAATTGCCATCGTGCAGTCAGTCTAGGCGCTCGATGCAATCTGTGGTCTGTTCACCATCGGTCGCGGTCTACTCATCAAGCCAACAGCCCACACAAGACACCGGGCCAACTCAATCGGGCCACTCGACTTCGTGGATGACAACGCCAAGCCGCTAGGTGTCTTGACTGCTACCGCGCGGCCGATATGTTCAGCCAACATCGTTTCACCAGTGTGATTGACGCGGCCCTCGTTGATCAGCTGCCGGACAAGTTGCGTAAAGCGGCCAATCTCCTGATAACCGACAATGATGCGTTTGCGTTGTAGATCAGTCGGACAGTTCGTATCGAGCGTGGGCGTTATCGCCAGCGTGAGCCCTGGATTGTCACGCAACTGTTGACGCACATTATCCCATACCTGTGTCACGGTTTCGCACATAAATGCGACAGTCGCAGTCAGAATCCCAGCAGTATTCGCGTTCACTCTGACCGCCACGTATCTCCCATCGTCTATCGAGACTTCGCACGCCAACACTCCGCCTGGTACCGGCCGCGATTCGGTATGCAATGACTCCCAGCGCCCAGGCTGCAGCCAAGACAATTCGCTTTGTACCCATAGGTTCACGCTAGAACGCAAGAAGCCAGCCCTGTTCGGGCCTTTGGCTTCCTGCTCAATGGTGCGAATATCAAGCGTGTGGCCGAGCGCCGGGTTGGCGTACTCCCACGCAGCTGCGCTCATCGGGTCTAAATCAGGTGGCGGCGAATACTCAGCCAAGTACAGACCACCAGGTTTTTTCTCGTCAATTGCGCGTATGCCTTGCTCACGCCATCGCAACATGGCAATTGAATCCTCGGTGCCTGCCGTTGACCACATCGAGCAAAGCGGATTAGCCCTGGCGCGTTGCGTAGGCAGGAGCCCGATGTCGAGTGTCTCGGAATGAATGCCGAATACCTCGTCTGCCACGATTAGGTCGCAGCTCATACCGTGACCGCTTGATGGCCGGGCCGCTTTCACATACCAACGCGACTCACCAACCGTCAGACTGTTACGGCCGTAAGCCCACACCGCTTTCACACCGAAGTTGGCTTCAATAGTTGGCGCTAAATCCTGAAACAGCGAAGTCGCTAAATCGAGTCGGTGCGCGGTAGTCAGAATCGTCTGCGGCCCAGCCTCCAACGCATACTCAGTCAGCCACCAACCAACCAGCGCTTTCAACGCAACCGTCTTGCCATTCTGACGCGCAACACTCACCAGCGAAACATGATTGATGAACTTGCCATCATAATCAAACGCCAACTGGCCATCAAGTACGTGACGCTGCCAGGGCATCAAATCAATTTTCAGTATTCGCTTGCACCACTCTGCAACATTCGGCCCGAACGTTCCGGCCGCATTAGGCACAATCGTTTCAATGCGCGGCAAGTCATGACCTTTCCCTTTCCGCTCAGGCGCTTTCCCTTTGGATAAAGAGAGGGATGGGCGCGGGGGCTTCGACTGATGGGAAACAAAAAAGGATTTCGGTTTTCGTTGCGATTTCGGTTTTTGTTTCGTGGCACCGGGTCGTGCGGCTTGAGTGCGTCGTTGCTTGGCGGCTTTGTAGTTCGCGCCTCGACGTGCGTTGCATTGCTTGCAACTTGGAACCAGATTGTCTAGATCGTTGGTGCCGCCTCGATCCACTTCAATGATGTGGTCTGCCTCGGTGGCTTTGCGTTTTTTGCACCAGTGGCATACCGGGTTATCGCGTAGGAGTTCGGCCCGGGTTTTAGCCCACCCGGCGTTTGACCGGGCGGCCTTGTTTTTTGCTGATGGCATGGGGGCTACCGCTGCCGCACTTCGTTTGGCCTAGCGCGCGCTTCGCGCTTGCTACTTCTGCTAATCATCGACTCTCACTGTGTTCTAGGTTAGGTGGTTTGTTTTCGGTATGTGTGTGGTATGTGTGTGAAGCCAACCTCTCTCAAGGCAGGGATTGCCCAGGGCCCTCTGCCGTTCGTTGTTTCAGCACGAATCCACTGGCCACATGATTGATCTGGTCACATGGTCTACCCAGCCTGTCTGACGGGCGAAGTATGGGTGATGAGCCCACCGGGATTTGCACCCACATCAGGTCACGCGGCCTGAACGCACCAATGCGATTGGTTTACTGAAGTTGTATTTGCAATTGCAATTCGTCAATCTGGTTTCGTGTTTTAGCCCAATCGCGATTCTGAATAGTTTTTAGCCGATGGCAGTTGCAACATACCAATTCGCATTTATCCATCTCGGCAATCAATTCACTGTCGGTGACACGCGCAATCAATCGCGAAACTCCGCCACCGCGCTTTTCTTTTGAATGTGTTTTTAGTTCACGGTCAATGTGGTCAAACTCAAACACGTGCATCAAATCATGAGTTACGAACAATTCCGATCCGAAGTAGTGCAAATGGTACGCGCATTTACCTCGCTTCAATTTCTCTGCAGCCATAATGCTGCGGTGTCGAGCGGTGTCCTGCGTCAGTTTTGTTGGCCCACGTGCATGAATCTTTCTGGGTTTTAGTTTTCGGGCTGGTTTTATGACATTGTGATAATGCAACTTTTGCGTTTCGCGATTACGAGCCTTTTTGCATTGAATTGAACACAAAGTCTTAGGTTTTCCGCTTCCGTAATTGGTAATCAATGCATGACAAACTAAACAGGTTGTTTGCCAGGGAGTTTTTACTCTGCTCATCAGAATGGTTCCTCGTCTGCTGGCGCGGCCTTCCAAGCCTCAATTACCTTGCTGGCATCAGGCTTTGTTAGTTCATCCAGTTTGGTAATCTTGCGGCCCAGCACTTTGCTCACGCCCTCGGTCACGCCTTGCCCTGTCGCAAGGCCTTTGGTTCGTGCCAGGGCTCGAATCATGCCCAACTGTTTATCAGACGCTTTTGCTTTCGGGTCACGAAACTTGACCACATTGGTGGTCTGTGCGTCGCCTGTGAATGGGTCTGGCACTGTGCCGCCATCTGGGTAGGTGGCTGGCTGTTCGGTCACTGTGGGCTGTTGCCGGGCCAGTACCTCTTGCTTGCTGGCCATCTTGTGATCGATGCCAAATCCCATCATGCCCAGTGCGCGGCCGAGCGCTGATGTGCTGGCGTTCATCTGTTCTGAGTCGCGCGTGTATGGGGTAGTGCCGGGGAATGGCTCCCAGCAATATGCGATGACTGGCAATGCGTCATCTGGTTCACGCCACACGGTGCAACGAATCTCGATGTACAGCCTGTCGTTCACTTCTCTAAATACTGGCTGCGATTCCTGTATGCGTAGGTTCGGGTGCTTGTCAAGTGCCATGCGTAGGCGCGTTGGCACGTCAACATAGTTGTCAAGGTTGAAACTCATTTGTCCTCCAGTAGTTGCATTAGTTGGAACCATTCGGTCACTGGCATTACTGCCATCCATTCACCAACATCGGTAAGGCCTGGGCGTTTGGCAATGATTACGCCTGCGTATGCGTCAGCGTTCACGATCTGGGTTCGCAACTGCTCAAAGTAGCCATGCCATGAATGTGCTTTGCGGTCTTTGACCTCAATGACGACACCGGGCCAGCCTGTCACGTCACCTTTGTCAGCGTGTGTACCTGCTTGGATACGGTCAGCCTTGATGCCTTTGCTGCGTAACCATTTGACTACTGCTAGTTCGGCTGCATGGCCTTTGCGTTTCTGTGGGCTGGTCATATTGCCCCTGGTGGCGCGTCGTACAGCGTTTCTTTGGCATCGATCATGTGCAAGCAGTTCAGATACCCGATGGCATCGATTAGTGAGTCCTCGTGCATCTTGCCTGCGTCAAGTGATTTCATGAGCCGGGCTATCTTGACACATACCATGAACATGACCGCTTGTTGAACGCTTAGGTCGATGCCTGTGGCTTGCCTGAACAGTGCTTTGACTTGCATGTAGTCGTTCCAAGGATGGCCGTACTGTTGCATTCGTTCACCGTTTTTGGTGAGTTGCCATGCGCGGTACGCGGCATCACCTGGATCAATTCTTGTCACTGCTGCTGTCCTCCATCGTGTACGCAAGATACGCCAGGGCTGCCACGATGTATCCAGCAAAGCCGATGAATGCGATTACGTCAGCCATCGATGCGCCTGTAGGTAGTCCAGTTATGCCATCCGTGATGCGTTGCGATGTGCCAGGCGATGAACAGATTGGTTTCGGGGTTCATCAGTTCTTGGCATTCATCGAGCAGGCCTTTGGTTTGTAGGTAGCCACGTGGCCAGTAGCGGCTGGGTTGGCACCAGAAACTGTTGATCTGCATGAGGCCGTATGACTGGCCGTTATCGCCAATCACATCCGGCAGGCACATGGATTCGAGTTCCATGACTTGCAGCGCAATCCACAGGTCATCCCAGGCGAAGCCGCTACGCAGGGCTAAATCAGCCCATTCGCGGCATCCTGGGCCTGTCCATAGGGGGTAGGGGTTTTCGTCGCTCTGAAGCGTTTGTGGCGCGTCTGGCGGCGTGTCAGCCTCAACCTGGGGGTAAATGGTTGAGGCTGGCACGATGCCCCAGGTATCTACTTCCGCCTCCTGGGTTGACATCAAGCCCACGCCCAACACGAGGCTTGCCGCCACTGCGATGATCGACAGGGGATTCATGCGACGCTCGGATGAATCGGGCCGCCATCTTCCCACGGCAGGTGTCTCATCTCTAATGGCTCACTCCACCCTTCTGCTGGCGTGTTTCGGAGTCGCAATTGGCAACGCTTCAAGCGGCCGTACTCTCCCCTGAAAACTACCAGGTGGAACTCTTGCCCGGTGTCGTGGCTGTATCCGGTCAACACCTCGTAGGTGATGATATTTGGTGTGGTCATTTGTGGCCGCCTCCAACGGCTGATTTCACCTTAGCGCTTCTTTCGGCGCTTGTGGGGGATTTGAAGCCTTTCAATCTTTCGCACCATTTTCATAGGGATAACCAGCACATTGTCCACATCCCCGTCATCGGCACAGGTCTGCACCAAGATCATGTGCTTGGCGTTGGGTACTCGATGCCAGTGACCGACGCTGTACACCACCTGGGGCTCATCGTTGATTTCGCTTAGGGCTTTCCAGCCATCGTTGCTGTGTACGTATGCGTCATGCCAGGTGACGCGCACTAAGGGAGCTTTGGTTAGTCCAGCCATATGACGTACTCTGCCGCAACCCTGCCACGTACCGGGTCAATGAAGTGCAGACGCTGGCTAGGGGTACCTGTGGCCGCGACAAACTCACGCGCGAACTCATTAAAGTCCTCAGGGCTGCCTGTCACAAAAATCCGGCCAGCATTGGCCATCGTCAAACTCATTGGAGTGTGAAAATGACCAACGTAAGCATCTTGAAACGGTTCGATTACGCCCGATGCCCAAGCATTTACCTTCCTTAGCAGGCCGAACGCTGGGGTCTGGCCCCCAAAGGATTTGACTTCGTCTCCATGTACCAAAAGACCGCGATAATTGCCTACTTGGAATATTTGATACCAGTTGTCTGACGCTTGCCAATCTTTGGTTAAATGACCAACCTGATTGCGCGCGATTTGGTAGGCGATGCGATCAATGTTGTCCGACGCTGCCATGTCACCTTTGCGACCAATGCGGCCGTGATTGCCGTACTCGCATACGACGCGCACAGTCTTAAAGTTTTGTGCCAGATTGATGACAACGCTGCTAATGATTTGTGATACCTCAAATAGTTGCTCATAAAGCAGGCTATCCACTTCGTAGGCCTGACCGGGGAATATGCCGATGCCTTCCACCATGTCGCCACCAAGCAGCAGCATTGCCTCATTGACCGGGTGATGCTTGCGTTGAATCTCGGTAATGGCAATCGCTTTGTCCACGAATTGCTCAATGCGCTTCCGGCACGTCTCCTTGTTGTAAGAAACTGTGCGTTTGCCTAATTGCCAGTCAGTGCAATGAAGTAGGGCCACCTCGGCTTTGTTGCTATTGCCACGTGCCTTTGGCGGTTTGATTTTGACCGGGGGTGTGGCCAAGGCTGCATCCTTTGCGGCCGTGTACACCGCCTGCACCAATTCATCAGTCCGATGCTTCAGTTTCGCATAGGCCTGCTGTGATCGCTTGAGCGCTTCGCGCAATTCCTGAGCAGTCAGGATTTCGTTGGCTTCGTCAGCGAGAGCCACGGCGAATCCTTACGCGAAATACCAGATTGTGATTTGCTTGCTTGAATCCGTGACGCTTGAGAAGTTCGGCAACAGAGTGATGGCTGTAATCCAAATCGTCAAGAATCTCGAACCACTCAGCCTTGTTTTTCTGTTTCGCCAGCCAAGTTTCCAGGTCGGCTTGCAGGTTTGATTTCTTTTTTATTTCGTCGCGTAAAGCCATTTTGATGGTCCTCCAGGTGTTGGTCTATCTTGCTTTCTACTCTACGAAGCACCTTAGTGACCTTTGCGTGGTCTGTGTGGTTTTCTCGACGTGCGCGCTCGATCATCCAGGTTGGTAGTCCGGCTGCTGTGATGATGGCTATTGCGCTAATCA